CATACATCCATCTTATTGGCAGCGAAGAATAACATCTTCACTTCATTCTCAAACGACTTGGCCGCATCTAAGGCCATTTCGATCTCAAGAGCTTTACCGCGCATCGACCCACCGAAGTCTCCCGACTTGGCTTTGGCCGACACTGCGATTGCGGTAGCTTTGGCATCGAAATACTTACCCAAGACAGGGCCAAGGGACTCTACATTATCAACTGTAGAAGCAGCTTTCTTAACAAGGCGTACAGCATTATTAACTGCATCTAGTGCTTTGTCTGGATCAAGCAAGAGGTCTAACATTTTTACTCCACTTGAATACCCATAAAACGAAGCTGCTGTAACGCATCCTCAGGACTGATCTGTTGCGGTTCCGCCATTGGAGTAGGCACAGACGTATCCGTAGGCTGCGTAGTCTCGGCCATCGGACCAACACGAGGAGCAAACTTAGCAGCGGCATCACCGAGCTTAACGACAACATTGGTTAATTTCTTAACCGTTGAAGCCTTTTGAGCCTCCTTCATAGCCTTCACCGTATCTGGATTAAAGATAACATCGGCAAAAGCGTTAGGATTAGCCACAATGTCTCGCATAAGCGTGAACACTTCTCTAGCTAAGTTAGCCTGCTGACTCGTTCCACCTAAGCCACGGGCACCGCCGGAAACATTACCACCAGATAAACCACCAGCGCCGCCTCCCGGCTCACTCTTCAACACTTTCTGCATGTATTGCAAAGCCAGTAGAGCATCTGATTTATCTTGAGTATTTGTAAACAGGAAATCAAAATCTCCCTTACGCTTATTCAATTCAGTCAATGCAGTCTTAATCGTAAACGTAGGGCTATCAGCGGCAGCGCCAGCGGCACTTTCTGTAGCTTTTGTTAAAACCTGATTAAACTGTTGTTTACGGATTGTGTCGAATATCGCAGCACCTTCAGGATGATTTTGAAGAACTTCAGCTAAGAATTTCCGTTCTGAGGTAGGCGCAGAAACAAGTCGATTCAAGGCTTTTTCAGCAGTCAAATCAGTGGCTCGTTCAACATCAAAAGCCTTAGTCAAAGGACGCTCAGCGTATTCTTCAATACGGGCTAAATTAGCTTTAAAGTTATCACGAGCTTTAATCAGCTTATCAGCACCAGCCACACCTTCGGTAGATGCCTGATCTAAAGCATCCCTAAAACCACGGAGCACACTTAATGCAATGCCTTTAACTTGACCGGGAGCCACACCTTCAAAGATGTTACCTTTACCAAAGTCAGCCTTGCCGGAATAAACAGCCTCGCCCCAAGCAGATAAGTTCTTCTGAAGGCGATCAATACTGATTTCACGCAGGCCAGCAGGGACAGCAGGAGTTACCGTAACTGCAGCAGGCTGACCAGTCGGGCCTAAGATAGTAGAAGGAGTAACCTTGGCCTCTTGAGCTGGAATCGTGTATTCTTCAATAATCTTCTGCAGTGCATTCCTAACCGGCGCAAGTGCTTGAACTTCAGGAGGAATGCTAGCCAACTGTTCCGAAACAATAGACACAACAGGTGTAGTATCTACTTTACCGCCAGATGCTCTAGCTGCTCCAAAATCTTTAGCAGAATCAGAACGAAGTTTACTGGTTAAAGCTTTTCCGTAGTTATTGAAAGCATTAACAGTCGATGCTACTGTCTCTTCAACTCCTTTGGCTTGCGATGAAGCACGTTTAAAAAGCGTATCTAAGAAAGACTCAACATCTTGAGCCTGTGCTTGCCTGAACTGAGTGCCTTTAGCTTCAATGCTTGGAGCAGCTTCAGTACGAGCTTCTGTAGCTAACTGACGACGACTTCCTGTAGCTTCTCCGGGGGTCATACGACCAACACGAGTAAGATCGTCTAAAGTCGCAGGAACTTGTCCAACAGGGCTTGTAAGAGCGTTTCGAGCCGAAACAATGCCACCACGGATAGCATACGGAGAAGCTTGGATTGCCAACTGAGCAAGAGGGCTATCAGGCGCAATCTGCTGAGCAGCGACACCTGTTGTACCGGCAACACCAAACTCACCGGCAACACCCAGAGGAGTCCTGCCAAACAATCCCGGTAAACCAGCAGCAGTCAGAGCAGCAGCAGGCGCAGCGGATTGTCCAAACTCAAATGCCCCGCGATAACCACTAATCTGTTGCAGATCAGGGCCGCCAAGATCACGGATACCCTTGAGAATACCTGCAGACGACAAAGCCGAAGGATCAGGGCTTCTACGCAAGTAATCGTAGAGATTACCCCACCCTCCGATGACATCAATGACGCCTTTGGCAGAGCCTTTTAACAGACTTTCAGCACCCTTCTTGAATTCCTCAAAAGTTGTGCCTTTTTCCTCAAGCACAGACTCACTGGAGACAACGAGTCCTCGCTTCTTCAGTTCTTCTAGTGCCTGTTGTTGGGAAACTTCTGCCATAATCTTTCCTTATTTATTAGGTACAAACTTACCGTTGACAATCCTGCCACCGGCTGCTCTAGCCAGATCGTCAGCAGACATGCCACTTACCGGAACATTACCGCCGAGAGGGATCTTAGGCTGGAAGCCTTTCAGTCCATTATTTTCTCGTGCATAAGATTCAAGACGGCCAGCCTCTTCAGCAATCTCCATATTCTTACGGCGCATGAAGTTAATAAGCTGACGACGAGCTGCAGGGCTTGTCTCAAGCTGCGGAACAAGACCTTCAATAAACTTACGATCTTCGTTAGAGAAGCCTGCGCCGAGTTTGCCGCCAAGAGTACCGAGAATAACATCTCCAGATACCTTTTGGTAGTTCTGCGAATTAGCAAGACGCTGCTGATCTGCCGGAGAAGCCAGTCCAAGGGTATTCAGAAGGTTTGTTGCCCCGACACGGCCAGATGCAAACGATCCACTAATCAAGCCTTGGTCATCAAGAGTTGCTAATTGATCTAACGAACGAATAGTTGCAAAGGCGTTATCACGAGCACTCATTGCATCAGCAACTTTCTTCGCATCCAGTTCACCCATCTTTTCAGAAAATGCTTTCTGCCCAGACACAGATACGTTAACAGTAGTTCCTTTTTTCGCTGATTCATCCACTCGCTTATTAACAGCAGCCATTTCAGGCTGTGTAAGCTGAGAGAACGGTTTCTTGTAGAGTTCTTGTGAAACCCTTTCAGCTTCCGCCCCATAAGCGATTGTCTTATCAGCAGGTAACAGAGCTTCTAACTCATCTTTGAGTTGCTTGGCAGTAACAGTATCTCCGGCAGCCTCATATGCAGGAATAGCGGAACGCAAAGCAGCAATGCGCTTAGCTTTAGCAATATCTGCCGGATCCTGAGGAGTGCGATCACGTTTAGCAGCAGCTTCCGAAGCAGCGGCGGCGGCAGTGTCTTTAGTAATCTGCGCTTGTGCTTTCTCAATATCCAAAGCACGTTTAGCTAATTCAGCCGCTGCAGGAGAATCACCACTCTGCAGCAGTCGAGAAGCGGCTCCACGAAGAGCTTCAGGATCGCTGATGTCTACACCTTGCAGAAGCTGTTGACGCTGACGAACACGCATGAGTTCAGGATCTTCAGCGCCTAACAAACCGCCTAAAGCATTACCAAGTTGATTAGCGGCCATGAAGCTAGTATAACGAGCCTGCTGGAGAGGATCTAATTGAGCAACACGAAGAGCCTGTGCTTGTGCCTGCTGCTCCCTTGTAGCCATTAACGACTCAGGAGTCACACCAAATAAACTTTCAGCTACAGTTGCCATATTAGAACTCCAAAGAACCCATGTATTCGCCAGTGACGGGATTGATACTACCTAAGCCCATCGGATTAGATTGACGACCTAAACCAGAAAGCCAGCTACCGATACCAGAGGTAATCTGTTTATTTCCGGCCAAATCGGCAAGGAAGTTACCAGTACCGCTGTATGATTGAGTTGGTTGCAATGTAGCAGCAGCACTTAAGCCACCACGGAGCAGTGCCTGACCTGCGTTAGCGCCAGCTTGAGCAGAACGGCCACCCAACTGAGCACCAATGTCCAGAGCACCTTGACCAAGCTGTTCAATGGTCTGACCTAAGCCAAGCTGTGTCTGTAACGGGCTGTAACCTGCCTGAGCAATCTGAGCACCAGTACCGAATAAGCCAGCACCGAAGGTAGTCTGAGCACGGCCTTGTTCCATAGCCTGAGCAGCCAACTGAGCATCCTGCTGAGCCAAGGCATTGTAGTAAGCAGCCATCTCAGGGTTAGTAGCTTGTAAGTTACCGCCTTGAGACATAGCCAAACCTTCACGGCCAGTGTTGAACAGATTCTGACGAGTCTGAGCCAGAGCACGTTCACGGGCAGGCTGCAGAAGAGCTTGCTGAGACTGAAGCCACTGCTGTGCAGCCTCTTGTGGAGACTGAGCCAGATACTGTTGACCAAGGTTAAATAAACCCTGCTGTGCAGCTAAGGCTTGCTCAGTAGCGCCAACACCCTGCTGTCCTGCCTGAGACAGTAAACGATCCTGAATGGAAACTAACTCAGGAGAGACTGTGTAGCCTGCGCTAGACAGACGACCTTGAGGATCAAAACCAAACTGAGAAGCACCAAAGCGAGTGGTAATACCCACGGGACGGAAACGCGATTCTTCGGCAGCTAATCGAGCAGCTTCTAACTGAGCATTAGCAGAAGCTTGAGCAGCTTGTTGTGCGGCCCTAGCCTGCTGATTCCCGCCAATTAATCCTAAAACACCACCAACTAAACTACCCATTATTTGCTCCAAGAGTAAAGTTTACGGACAACACCATCTGTGCATTTGTGGTGTTCAATCAATTTAAAGCCTGTCATAGCAGTCCACTTTTCCATTTTTGTATCATCAATAAAAGGCATTGCCAGTAATACCTTATCTTTGTGCATGTCTGCCCAATCATTCCAGTCAGACAGAAACTGTTGCTTTATTGTCTTTGTCCACTTAAACACATCCATATGTATAAACCAGTATGGTTGCACCTGTTCTACATAGACAATATAGTGTTCTGTCTGAATTACTGGAATCTTCATGCAGTGCGCTTCCACATCTTCACAACGATGTACGGAGGCAGGTTAGCGTTAGTACCAGAGGAGCCAGTAGTACTGTTGCTCACTGTGATTCCCGTGACTGCTGTACTTGTTGTCCCAGAATTGGATGTAAGAACAGTGTTTGCTGGACCGGGTGCCATTGTCGAGACAACAAGCGGATTGTTATATGTGTGATTATGTCCAGGATCAGTAACGGTAGCTGTGTGGGTGTGGCTAACAACAATAGCATCCTTGCTACCGCCGGTCTCTTCCAGAGTATCAAAGATAGCGTCAGAGGCATTCTGACCTACAATAACCCGGCCAGCTCCGAATTCAACCCAAGTGCCGAAACCAAGCAGGGTATTCGGATTAGTAGCTACCGAAGCGTTGATATAGATAGACCCAACCGGATATAACGCCTGCAAAGCCGCTTGCACGAAAGCAGTGGTTGCTAACGATGTGGTATTATTACCATAAGAAGCGGTGGGAGCAGAAGGATTACCCGTAAAGGAAGGACTGTTAATATCTGCTTTGGTATTGACTGCCGTAGCAATGTTGTTAAACTCAGTGTCAATCTCAGTACCTTTGACAATCTTTAAAGGATTGCCAATAGCCAGAGCATCTTTACTGGCAAAGTTGGTTGATTTTACATAGTTAGCCATGATTATACAATCTTTCCGTTCTTGGCGTGGATTTCAATTTTCTGAATACTCAAAGGAGATCCTGCGATGTCAGCTTCGTAACCTGTTTGGATAACTTTACCAGCCCCGGTAGGATAAGCTACCAGTGTCTGTAAGGCAATACCTGCAGAATAAATAGCACTACTAGTATTATACTCTGCTACGCCATAATATGCAACAGCTTGAGTAGGAATTTGTGCAGTTTGTGCATAATAATTTCCAGTAAAGTCATAGCCCCACTTGATGGTAACGAACTGGTTATTACCGCCAATGACAACCACAGAAAGCTTTTTCAATACAGACGTAACAGAAGGAGTACCTAAATCTGTGTGGTTAGTGAAGTACTGAAAGCGATATGGAGCAGTGTCGTCAAGATAACCACCATAC